CCGCACCAGCTTCAGCAGCGCATCCGGGGTACTGGTACGGTTGCTGTGCATCAGGGCGGAGGCGAGAAGCCCGTCGAACAGGTCGCCAAGCTCCTCGCCCGCTTCGGACAATCCCAACTGGCGTCGGATGATGTCAAGCTGCATTTCCTTTTCTTCGGGCTTCATCGCGCATCAGCCTCCCTTACGAGCCGGGTGCCGCGGCTTCTTCCAGCGCGGTTACACGAGCGTCAAGCGACGCGGTGCCGGAAACCATTTCCGCGAGAACCTTGCGCAGCTCCGGCGCGATCCCTTCCATTTTCATGATTTCATCAGGCGTCATATCCGTTTCCTCCTATCAGGTCAGGCCGGTGATGGAGCCATGCAGGAACGCAGGACCATGGTCCAGGCCGAACTGGCCGAAGATCTGGCCTTTCTCGCTGGCGCCCGTCTTTGCAAGCTCCTCATAGAAGAAATTGCCCTTACCCGGCACAGGCTGGAACACCGGGCGCACGGCGCTCATCTCTACGGCGAGCACTGCCGTCTGCGGCATGAAACGGTCCAGGGCAATACCGATGTTTCCGAAGTCCGTCTCAATCTGCTTGATGTTGGTGCCTCCGATGTTGCGGTCCGCCGGCGCATAGGAATAGATATCCGTGATGAGCTGCTTCTGCGTGCTGCCGGTCCACAAAACCATGTTGCTGAAGACGGCGCCCGCATCATACATGGCCTTGAAAAGCTGCTGCATCAGCGCCTTGGTGAGAGCTTTGTTTCCAGCCGCAACGTTTGTGCCGCCGTCGCCGGCGCACAGCGCCAGCAGGCCGCGCGTCTTGTTGGCCACGTTCGCAGCGGTAGCCTTGGCGTATACGCCGTTGATGATGGTGTACTCCACGTCGCGGGCAATCTTCTGCAGCGCCTTGGCAATCTGGAAGTCTTTCTCGTCGGGCACATTGTTTTCCTGCCCGGCAGTGTTCAGGCCGCTCATGCGTCCGGCGTTGGACATCTTCACGTAGCTGATATCCACGGATTCGTGGAAAATCTGCGTCACGTTGGTATTCTGGCTGCGCACGATGCCGACGGGTGCGGTCAGCGACGCGGTCTCCGTAATCGCAGGCTGTGCCGCTTCGGGGAAATTGTACTGGCTGTCGGTCGGGAACTCGAAGTCCTCCGTCTGCATGCCGCCATCGGTCAGGCCGCCGATGGCCGACAGGATAGGGGTATTCACAGCATCGGCTGTGAAAAGCTCACCCGCATAATTGGGCAGGTTCCAAACGGTGCCCGTGGTCGTAATGTTTGCCATAATCTTTTAGTCCTCCTTCTTGTTGCTGAAAAGTTTGTTTTTCGCCGCCACCCGCTGGACCAGCGGCACGTTCAGGTCAGCGGCCTGCTTTTCAAGCCGCTGGCGCTCGGTCTGCACCTGCGCGGCCACGGTCTTTGGCGCGGGCTGCTTCAGGCGCTCATTTACAGCGGCCTCGACCGCCTTTTTGAACACGGACGCCAGATTTTCAACCGTCCCCTTCACCGTTTCGGCCTTGGCGGTGCGGAAGTCGATGGTGTCCAGAAATTCCAAGGGCAGCCCGGCGGCGTTAGCCAGCTTGGATGCTTCGGCCTGCAGCTTGTAGGCGTTCAGCGCCTGCTCCGCTTCATCGGCCCGCCGGATGGCCTCATCATGCTCGTGCTGTACGCGCTCGGCCTCGGTCATGTTCGCCAGCCTGTCGGCCTCCTGCTGCTTCTGGAGGGCCTTGCCGACCTCTGCGGCGATCATTTTATTCACGTCCTCCCGGGTGAACGTGCGCTCCGGCTTTTTCTCCTGAGCGGCAGCAGGTGCAGCGGGCTGCTGTGCAGCGCCGGCGCCCGCCGCAGGTTCCTGGGCCTGTGCGTCCTGAACCGTCGCGGCGGCCTGTTCTTGTGTGATGTTCTTTTCGTCCATGTTCTTCTCCTGCGTTTTACGCCCGCACGGCTTATTTGCGTTTTACGCCCGCCGGCTTATTTTTTGTGATGC